GGCTCGCAGATGTGAGAAGAGTACTGTTTAAGCTCACCGTAGTATCGAAACCCGGAAACAGTACGGGGTTGTCTTCCGGTCTTTCCAAAATCATCGGGTTGGAAACGCCAGGCCATATCAACACGCCCGAGGAGTTCTTACCTCTTATTATTTGTGCTGCTGCTGTGGTGGATATTGAACCGTGTAGCGAATTACCGCTTGAATCAAGCACAACAGTGTTTCCACCATAACTTCCTGTTGGCGCATTGAACCTGTAATAAAGCTTTAAATCGTTACTTGTAAAAATGTTCTTGGTTGCGTAATTATGTTGATCATCTAGCGAACGGGTGGCGTGGAATATTCTCAACTCATCAATGGCGCCTGTTAGCGCTAGCGTAGGTGTGTATGTATCGAAACCCGGAGAACTGTGGACTGACCCGCTCCCAATATACAACGGACTCGATGAAAAATCGATCTTTCCAAACTCAGCAGCTGCCGATGATGTTGCTTGTAACTCTGCGTTTTTATATAGCTTGAGTTTTTGTGCGCCGGGTTCCCTGTCGAACGTTGCAACGATGTGCGACCATTCACCTTTCGGGACAGTCATTGATGCACTTAAGCCCAACGTTCCGGAAGAAACGTAAAAGCCGATCTCCGCGTTTGTTGTATCACCGCTAGATCCAGTTTGGGTTAGCGTAATACCGTTCGAACCAGAAAGCTTTTGAAAAATGATGGTTCGGGCAGTCGCGTCGGCGGAGGTGGCGTGAAAGTGCATCTCAAACGAAATTGATTTCATACCAGGGTCAAGAATACTTTTTCCACTTTTGTCTTTTGACAATGTCGGGTAATCTGTACCTGCAAAATCCCTAACAGTTATCGGCGCGCCAGCGACGGTACCTATCCACCTGGCAAAGTTTTTGTACTTTGGAAACTGATCGTACACATATCTCTCAAAGCCCGTTAAGCTTTGCAGGAACTCTTCTCTCTCAGTGAACGTACCGTCGAATGGGTAATGGTTTATAACCCTCTCAAATGCAACGTTGACGTTTGATTCAGCAGAATTGAAGAACGTGTGATTCTCAAACTTAGAAAAATCAAGAGGTATCTGCTGTGTGCTCTTTAAGGGTGATCCAGGCGGATCAAACAAGAAGGTACCTGATGATGCACCAATTGAACCGCCTATGTCACCAAGCGTTAATTGTGTATAGCTCTCGACCTGTCGCACAGTTGTGCTTCGAGTCACAGAAGGATCAAAAAGAATTCCCAGATTCCGTATATCCTTAACACCCATCAAACAACCTTAAACACTGACGTGGTTTTAAACACCTCTGTTTCACCGCTATCAATTAATTTAAAATCGAAAGTGTAAGTACGACCCACGAACAACGCAGACATATCGAAAGTGAAATACATTCCTTCGCTATCTTCGGAGAGTCTTGTACCATTATTGCTTTCCGCGAACGGAATTATGATTTTATCTGTCATGACATCACGTACACGATAGTACGCTTTTTCTATGACGGCCGATTTAAGTCTATACGGAAACCTCTTTGCTGTGGTTTGAGCATTATAATCGGTCACAAAGACACGAAGCTTGACTTTCTCAGTTTTACCAAATTCAGGAGAGAGGTTTGTTATCTTGATACCAAGATCTTTGGGAATTTCATTAAATCCAAAACGAACGGGTGCATTTACCTTTAAAGAACCTGTATGCCACGCTACAGAATTGTTTAGATCCTGCCAGTATGTATCGAACGTGATGCTGCCACTGTCTCTCACGTAATCGGCAATCGTTGTCGTACCACCGATTACGGTCGTATCCCCGCTGAACAGAGCGAATGAAGAAGAGTACACACCGGTCACAAAGTTATTGAGATCTCCCGAAATCTTATGTTGACTTGCAGTCATAATCTTAGAGAAAGATCCTGACACAAGATTCATGTGGAGACAAATTGGAGAAACAGTTGAACCGGTAATTGGTATTAGTGCCGATCCACTTTTAATATTTGCAGGTTTCCCTCTTTCAAAAGAATCTAAAAATATCGAACCACTCAGGTCAAAAAAGAATGATTCATGGTGATCCTGTATCGAATCATCAAACCCAATTCGTAATAGTGGTTTCAAAAAGACATTTCGTGCTTGGTTCGCCCCAAACCTCTTAACAAACCACGTTTTTGTATCATCCTCCTCACTGCCTGTGAAGCTTAGCCTGAACCCATGGTTGGTGAACTGACCCGCAAGGCTTGCGGAAACCAGTTTTGTTACATTAATCTTAAGATCCTCATCGCCCTCAACAAATGTTTGTTTGCATTCAAAATTGAGATAGGAAGTCGAATCAGCAATATTTCCGCTTGCAAAATAATCCACAGATTCAGGTCCGTCACTAGAACCTGAGGCGCCGGCGCCACCAGATACCCACATAGTTGCCGTACCGGCAGAAAAACTACTGGAATACCAGTTTGCAATGTCTATATCCCTGAATGCGGCAACATCCCGACCGTTTCCTTCATCAAACTTGCGTGCTAATGGGAACACAGATAAAGTGAAATTGGATGGAACACCTTGTCCACCCATCACATCATACATTAACAACTCTGCTTTAAACGATGAATTTGTATAATCAAGGCTGGATTGTGTAAGAGCACGAAGGGGTGCATAATCAAACTTAAGCAAACCTCGCGATAATTCAACAATTGTGGGGGGTGCACCCTGTACGCCCGTCACTTCATTGTAAAGCTTGAAAAGATCTATCGTACCTGCACGTCCCACATTTGCGTCCGATGCCGAAAACGAGTTGTTAATGATCTTATCTGTAATATACGTATCGGCGCTAGCTGTGAATTGTAAGATCATAACACGTTTCCAATGATATCGGTATCTGAATATTTTAGTTCAAAAATTGCTCCAGCTTGAGGTACTATTAACCCGTTCACTAAACTTGCGTTTAAATCAAACAATTCTGGTGAGTAAGACTGTTCGTTTTGGGAACCAAAAAAGTTTAGAAACTCGAGCGAAGGAAGTGCCATCACCCCTGGGGAGTTTAAGATGGAGAAAATGAGATCAGACTCAACGATGGGTTCGCCCACCTGAAACTTAGAAACGTCTAAGAGGGTTTTTAGATTGTTTAGCACGCCCTGAAGCGTGGTTATTTTGTTTGCGTTAGGTGCCACCCTGATCGTGAACTCTACACCAAAATTGATTATTTTTACGTCTTTTATCTGAATGGATTCGCTGATCAAACGAAACTCATTTAGGTAGTTTCGTAAATTAAGCTTAAGCGTATCAGACGCAGCAGCTAGCTTTCCGGAAGAATCTCTGCTTACGATATACAGGTCGCTTGACAGATTGTTATCTGTCGACGGAGTTACTCCCGCTCTATAAACCCGACCGAATTGGGCCGGTAACGTATAAATCCTAGCCAGCAGATCTTCCCTGGTCACAATTCTGTTTTGAGAATTATTTGCAGAAGGAATCTTAGCCTTAAGAGCCGCCACAGACAAAACATCATCACCACCAGTTGCGGGATTGGGATTGGTCACAGAAACACTGGCTTTTGTGATTTGAATTTGTGATGACGTTGCCGCCGATGGAAACAAGATGTTCAGCGTTGTAACCTGGTTTATAGCACCAGAACCCACGTTAGTATTGAGCCCACCACCCGCAATATAGTTGATTGTAAGCGAAGTGTTACGTGGTGAAACACCCAAAGAGTTTGAATTCAGTAACGAATTCGGATCTATAGAAAATCTCGAAAACGTTGTTGTTCCCACAAGAGGCAGAGCAAGATCGGAAGGATCTGAAATTATGTTGTCTTGAAACGATTTCGCATCCCCGGATCCAAAACGTAATGTCGTAAGCCGTGTCGTCAAACTTGTGGATTGCGTAAACCGGTAAGGCGCAGGGATTATTTCAAGGTTAGAAGTTGCCTCAGACTGATCAACAGCCGACTCTGTGGAAACCGCTTTGAAAACGTTGTCCTGACTTAAATCATCAACCTCGTAGTAAGTGTTATTGTTTAAGTCAACAACTGAAAGTATGTTTGAAGCATCAGCGCTTGATAGGGTGATTGTTCTAAATGAAACGTGCACGTCTGGGATACTGAACGTTTGCGTAACAAGCTTTCCACCAACAACCTGAAAGGATCGTGAAACCTTAAACGTTTCGGGAGCGCCGAGAGTGTCGGTGGTTGCTATCTCAATTTCGGCTATCAATTCACCCAAAAAATCTGTTGCTGCATAATCAACGTCATCGATGGTCGTAAACGTAGTACCGTTTGTTGCTCTAAGCGCGGTGCCCATGAGAACTTTCGGAAGCTGGCCCGTATCTGGGATAACTTGGCCGGCGACAGATTTTGAACCAACAATGAACGAAATCTTGACATACGTTGATGCAGGAGCTTTTCCTCGGATCTTAACACCTGCGTTGTTGAGATGCGTCTCGATGTTTGATAACTCAACCGCGCGAACGTAATTCAATTCGTTAAACTGGTGATCCATATAAAACGACATTGTATCGCCAACAAACGCAGCCATGTCCACGAGCAACCCACCCAGCGATGCTTCGGAAAAATCCTGAATCTTGTCGGGATAAAAAATCCTTGCATACTCAATGAGTTGTGCCCTAAACCCATCAAAATCTCGAGCCAGATAGTTTCTTTGTCTTACATTCTTTAATTTATTAGCCACTTATCCACCCGCTTGAAGGATTATTTCAATGCCCTGTTGGCTAACGCCTATCGACGGAATGTTATACGTTATTCTGATACCCACCGTTGCCAGGTCCTGTTCGTTCAAGCCCTCTTCAAATGTTTCAAACGTTAACGGTTCGATGAAAGACATGTATTTAGATATTGCTTTGTTAATTCGTCTGATAGCAATTGCATCAAAATCCGCCTTTCCTAAGTCAAAAAGAAGAGGTCTGATGTTCCCCCCGAAATCATACAACCCCAGACGCTCGCCGTGGTTTGTAAGTAACAGATTCCTGAAGTTATCTTTGATGTTTTTCAATATATCGGTGTGCATCGCAAACAAACCATCCCCGGTGCTGAACTGCACCGGTGTCTTGATACCGATGTAACGAGTTCTGCCGGTTAGGTCTGTTTGGTCTTGCGCTTCAACGGCCGTCATGCCGACCGACTTGAAGCTGTATATCTTATTAGATCCCGCGGGCAAGGTTCACCTCAGTGTATAAGTATCATCCTTGTGAGGTGCTTCATTCCGATTCAAACACCTCCGCGTCGATTTGTTCATTCAAAAACTCCGCGATTGCTTTTGCTAATGCATCTGCCAGTGCGGAAGCGTCGGGAGGAGGTTCAGTGGGGATGGCTTCAATTTCCGTTTTTAGTTTTAGTGCCAAGTCTGCTTCATCAACGGGCATTTTTTCTCCTACTTTGTTTTGCTTGTCTGGCTAAGGATGGTGCTGAATGTTTCCTTAAGTAACGTCAATGCCGTACCGCTATCGGCAAAAGGCACGGGTATCCCAAAAACGAGTCGTGGCAGGACAATCAAGTCGATCATAGCTTCGAGGACTGTGACCAATGCGTCACCCTTGACAAGGGGTTCCGTGAGCGGATCCGAACCCAGGACGATCTTGGGTCCATCAATCATGATCGTCCCGTCGGGTTGCATGATGATGACTGCCTTATCGATCCCGTCGGTTCCCTCTTTAACGATCTTGATGCTACCGTTGATACCGTTGATGGTATCCTGTCGCGCGACTATACGAACCTCATCCGATTTAACGATGACGTAGGGTGATGCTATGACGGGAAGCACGGGGATCAGATCCACCGGCGGGTACGTAAGACCTAACTTAAGGTCCCCGTCGGTGTTCATGGAGACGTAGACGCGTGATGAATCGGACACGAAATCAGGATCACCCTCAACGGGATTTATGAAATACTTGTCCGTCTCGTCCTGTTCACGGGAGTTTTCAATCACACGGGGTGCTGTGCCCACCGGATCTACATCCACGTCGGCAAGGAACCTTCCCCGTCCAGCGACAACATCGATGCTACCTGCCAGAGTTCGTTGCGTCTCTTCCACGGTCTTCGAAGCGTTACTGGTCTCGCTGGTTGCAGGCGACTCGCCAGAACCCCAGCCCCGATCATCACTCAACAAAATGAGCGTGTTGTTTGAGCCCTGCAAAACAAGGTCACCGATGCGCCGAGTTAAACGAGGCACCGGCTCTGGGGAAAACGATATCTCGGCAGAAGATTCATCAACGATCACATCGTAACTGTCCGGTTCTGGCAGTGTGAAATGTGGTGGTGTACCGTCACCGTTCGGAAAACTCGCGGTCACATCAGTGGGTGCCGGAAGGATCTGGCGATCGAGGTGTGTGTAGTTGATACCGTCTGTGAAACCAGGGGCTGTGATCCTACACATCCAGTACAGATATTTCATCTCCTGGCCCGGACGTTCCGACATCACCCAGACCTGTTCACCTGGTTTCACGGGTAACTGAAGGTGTGGTGGAAAGAACGGAAAGCAAAGCGTTGACTTCGTTTCCGATTTTGCTGCACCGGCGGTGACGATCTTGATCAAAAGCGAGTTTCGGGGTATGAGATAGCGTAGCGTCTCTACGGGATCACCAGCTTCCTCATCAAAGGATGGGATAGCCGGGTTACCTGTCAGTATCCCGGGATTCGAGATGTTATTGAAGATTTCCAGAAGTTCTTCGTCACTGTAATAGCTTGGGTCATTGAGCATTTCCACGACAACCGCACGTAAAAACACGCTCGGATGTTTTTTACGAAACCGACGTTCAGCTGCTGACGTTGTTTTGCTGACCGGCGAGTTCATCGCACTTGCTCTATCTGTCACCGCTAATCTCCGCGAACATGTCGTCAGCATCAATCTTTGTTGCCTTAGATTCCTCTCGGGCAATTAAGTCTGCAAGCTTGAGAATTTGTTCGTTTGATTTACACATACGTTCTAGATACTTCACCATGATCGAGCCAACAGCCACGTGATCCGCTTGGCTCCCTTCCATTTTTAAGTATAGGTTTGTGTAAAGCGTGTTGGCATTTTCTCGATCATTCAAAGCGTTTTCGTAAATCTCCTTCCACAAGAGTTTTTTCTTGTCCTCGAGGCTTGAAATCTTATCCAGGAGGTCAGAAAACGCATCGATCTTCTTGTTCGTCGCCTCCAGACGATCGATTGCATCGTTTCTTGCTTTAGTCAAAACTCACCTCAAAAAATCTCGAATTCGTTGCTACCACGAATTGTCTTGTAATGTTTCCTCACCG